TGGTTAAACTTTCTTCCAATATATGACAAGGAAGAAAAACGTTTTGATTTTGCCAAGGTCAGAGATGCTCAGTACCACATGGCACTGTACGAAGTTATAGCTGAGCTGAGTTATAAGCATTCAGCTATCCTTAAGAAACGTCAGATAGCCAGCTCTTATTTTCACGCAGGTAAGCTCATAAATCAATACTGGTTTGAGAGCGGTTCCGTACTTAAGATTGGAGCTAGTCTCAAAGACTACATTAACGAAAAGGGCACCTGGCGGATGCTTAACGAGTACAAGAACTTTCTTAACGAACACACTGCTTGGTACAGACCAAACGATCCTGATAAGGTAATGACCTGGCAACAACGTATTAAAGTCAGGATTAGCGGTCGTGATACATACAAGGGTAACAAGTCTCTTCTTACAGGTACATCGTTTGAAAAAGATCCCACAGCTGGTGTTGGTGGTCCATGTACTTATTTCTTTCATGAAGAAGCAGGTATTGCACCTAAGATGAACCAGACCTACGAGTACATGCGACCTGCTATGCAGAGTGGTATGATTACTACAGGTATGTTTATAGCAGCTGGTTCTGTGGGTGATCTGGATGCTTGTGAACCGTTGAAAGAAATGATTATGCGTCCAGAAGCTAACGATATTTACTCAGTAGATACTGCGCTTTTAGACAACGACGGTACAATAGGTAAAAGCGGGCTGTTTATACCGGAGCAGTGGAGTATGCCTCCATTTATAGATGAGTATGGTAACTCTAAGGTAGAGGAAGCTTTAGCAGCTATTGTGGAAGAACGAATCAGGTGGAAGAAAGAACTAGCCCCAGAACAGTACCAGCTCAGGATTTCTCAGAAACCTACTAACATAGCTGAAGCTTTTGCTACCAGAAAAGAGTCGGTCTTTCCTCCACATCTGGTTGCTAAACAACTCCAACGTATCCAAGACAAGGAATACCCGTGCGAGTATCTTGAGCTATACAGAAACGCTGAGGGTAAGATACTGGATCGACCGTCTAGGAAAACACCAATTATGGAGTTTCCTATATCTAAGAAAACCGAGGACAAAGAAGGGGTAATCTGTGTGTATGAGCGACCAAACAAAGAACAGCAGTTTGGTACATACTACGCATCTGTTGACCCGGTAGGAGAGGGTAAGACAACTACTTCAGACTCGTTATGTGCTATCTACATCTATAAGAATCCAGTAGAGGTTATTAAAACTGATGAGACCGGCAAGACAGAATCTCACATAGAACGAGATAAGATAGTAGCCAGCTGGTGTGGTCGTTTTGATGACATTACTAAAACTCACGAACGTCTTGAAATCCTGATAGAATGGTATAACGCTTGGACCGTTGTAGAAAACAACGTGGCATTGTTTATACAGTACATGATATCAAAGAAAAAGCAGCGTTACCTGGTACCCAAAGATATGATCTTGTTTTTAAAGGATCTTGGTGCTAACCGTAACGTATTCCAAGAGTATGGGTGGAAGAACGTAGGAACCATATTTAAAGGTAACCTCCTGTCTTATGGCATAGAATACCTAAAAGAAGAGCTGGACCATGAGACAAAGTCTGATGGTGAGATTGTAAAGACTATTTATGGGGTAGAACGAATACCCGACCCAATGCTGCTTAAAGAAATGGCAGCTTATCACGAAGGCTTAAACGTCGATAGACTTGTTGCTTTTTGCTCACTTGTTGCTTTTGCAAAAGTTCAGCAGTCTAACCGTGGTTTTACCAAGCGAGTAGAACAAGCTAATCAAAAATTGGATAACTCTAAGAAAATCGGTAAATTAAATTGGAACCCCTTTAGACATTTAGGAGGTACCAAGAGTGAGTTTTCCGGTATGAAAGTAACCAGAAACCCATTTAAAAATATACGCTAACCTATGGAAACACCTCTGCACGCTCAGAAAGTGACTATTCTTTCCCGTCTAATTAAAGAAAGCTCTTTGACCTTTGAGGAGGCTTTATTGCTTTTAAAACCTGAAGAAGAGGAAAAGGTAGAAGAAACCCAACCCAGTCAGCAGACTATTACATATATTCCCGGTTATACAGGAACTACTATTCCTTACCAGTATGCAACAAATATTCCTCTGACTGGCACTTCTTCTACTATTTATTCCGGTTCTATTACAGCTGTAAATAATACTACTACCCATGCAGATTTATAATGCACTTGACTTAAAAGCTGGTAAAAAGGCTGAGTACAATAAAATGGGTACTCTTACCCAGCCGATACAGTTTTTATCAGAAAAAGAAAAAGACGAAGATTGGAGAGCACATAATCTTGATTGGTTAGAGTGGCAGGGTATGAAACAACTAAGACGTAATGCACGTCGGTTGATGAAGAACTATAAGCTTGCAAAAGGTATAATTGATAAGACTGATTACATCGTTGAAGAAGATAACGAGATGGCAGATCTTATTGATACTCTTACAAAAGAAGATGTATCTGCACTTGAGCTTAAGTTTTATCCAATTATCCCTAATGTTGTAAATGTTCTTTGCAACGAATTTTCAAAAAGATCATCTAAAATAATATTTAGAGCTGTTGATGACATCTCATATAATGAAATGTTAGAGCAGAAAAGACAAATGATTGAAGAGGTATTACTTCAACAAGCTCAGCAAAAAATGTTGATTAATCTTATCAACATGGGAATGGATCCAAATGGTGAAGAAGCACAGCAAATGATGTCGCAAGAAAAGCTGATGTCTCTACCAGAAATTGAAGGATTTTTTAGAAAAGATTACAAATCAATGATGGAAGAATGGGCTTCTCATCAATTGAAAGTAGATGAAGAAAGATATAAAATGCAAGAACTTGAAGAGACTGCATTTAGAGATATGTTAATTGCAGATAGAGAGTTTTGGCATTTTCAAATGCGCGAGGATGATTATGATATTGAAATATGGAATCCTCTTTTAACATTCTATCATAAATCACCTGATGTTAGATATATTTCACAATCTAATTGGGTAGGTAAAATTGATATGATGACTGCTGCTGATGTTATAGATAAGTTTGGTTGGATGATGACACAAGAGCAACTAGAATCTCTTGAAAATATCTATCCTATTAGATCTGCCGGTTACGCTGTACAGGGATACCAAAATGATGGTAGCTACTACGATGCTACTAAGTCTCACGAGTGGAACACTCAGATGCCGTCTTTACAATACAGACAATTTATGTCTGTATACGATGCACAGTTTGGCACCGGTGATATAGTTCAGTGGATTCTTTCTGATTCAGAAGATACTATGGATATGGGTAAAAGCCACCTCTTGCGTGTATCTACAATCTATTGGAAATCGCAGCGAAAAGTTGGTCATCTTACAAAAATTGATGAAGAAGGATCTATTTCTCAAAATATTGTAAGCGAGGACTATAAAATATTTGATAAGCCACAATATGATACTTCTGTTTACAAACAAAAGTCAAAGAATAATTTAGTTTTTGGTGAGCATATAGATTGGATCTGGATTAATGAAACTTGGGGTGGTGTAAAGATTGGACCTAATCGTCCAGCTTTCTGGGGACAAAATAACCCAGGTGGTATTAACCCAATTTATTTAGGTCTTAACGGTGGTAAACCGGGTCGTATACCTTTTCAGTTTAAAGGGGATAGCTCTCTTTATGGTTGTAAGCTACCTGTAGAAGGAGCTGTATTTGGTGATCGGAATACGCGTTCTGTATCACTAGTAGACTTAATGAAACCATATCAGATTGGCTATAACATTGTAAATAACCAGATAGCTGATATTCTGGTAGACGAACTTGGTACAGTTATCATGCTTGATCAAAATGCTTTACCTCGTCACTCTATGGGTGAAGACTGGGGTAAGAATAATTTTGCCAAAGCATATGTAGCAATGAAGAATTTTCAGATGCTACCTCTGGACACTACTATTACAAACACAGAAAATCCATTAAGTTTTCAGCATTATCAGGTTCTTAATCTTGAGCAAACTAATCGTTTGATGGGTCGTATTCAGTTAGCTAATTATTTCAAACAACAAGCATTTGAAGTAATTGGTCTTAATCCCCAGCGTATGGGTCAACAGTTATCTGTTGAAGATACTGCTAAAAAAATTGAAGTAGCACAGGCTGCATCTTACGCTCAGACCGAACAATACTTTATTCAGCACAGTGATAATCTTATGCCCCGAGTTCACGAAATGAGAACTGATCTAGCTCAGTATTATCATTCACAGAAACCTAGTGTAAGATTACAATATATTTCCGGTACTGATGAAAAAGTAAATTTTCAAATCAATGGTACAGATA